GCACCATCCGGGCGCGTCATTAGATTCTTTGTTTTGTTCCAGAATTTGATGATTAGTTTTGGGCTGTCTTTAACAATTTCCTCCATTACCGGGAGAAAGAAAGTGACAGCCTCCTGAATCGTTTTGAGTTCTTCTCCGGTCGGAACGTAGAACTTAGCTTTGTTCTTGTATGTCCGGAGATATAACGATGTCAGGCTATCTGAGAGAGCACACTGCAGCTCATTGGAAGAAATCAGATCTTCCTCACTCAAACGATCCTCTCCCAATTCACTAAAGGTCACGCCTGTCAGGTTACTGAAATCGGCCAGAGCTCTCATATCATCTCGATCAAACGTGCCATTAGGCAATTTAAGTTCAACTGAGAATCCGACATTCGTCATCGTGTCGATAATCACATCAATTCGCTCTTCAGAAATGCGCGGAATCTCAATCTTTCGACACGTGAATTTCTTCCGAGGTTTCTTGTTCCTGGGCATTGTCAGAACCTCACGCGGTCATTGATGATCATGTCAGCAAACTCGACGTAGTAATCACAGTCAGGACGAGCGAATCTCACATGAAAACGAAGCGTGTACTTTTTTCTTGACTCATCAGTGATACCTAGCGTTTTGAAAAACAACCAGTAGATGTGCTGTAATTTTTTCTCCGAGTACGGTGCCGTTGTGTCAGCGTGGATGACGATAGTTTTCGCCCAGTCGGGGATTTGAATATTTTCGGTTGTTTGCTTCAGGCTGATTCTAGTAATGTTCATTTTCTTCTTCCTTGATTCTTGATAACTGGCGGTCGGCTTTTTCGTTCATTAGCCGAGTGATTTTTTCGTCATATTTCGGGGACTCAAGCAACAGATATTCCATTTGCCGAGACACTAAGAGAACGTCAGCTATTTCTTCGTCCGTTTTTTCCATAGCCTCAGCTCGTTTTTGAGCGATTGATTCGCCGCCTTCACCGTTCTCTTGTTGAATCATGAGACCGACGTTCTTCAAAGTAGCAGCAGCCAGTTCTGCGCCTTCTTCGGCCAGTTTGATGGCCTGAAGGTCCATGCCGTAATGGTTCGCAATAGCTTGTAGCTTTTCTTGTAAATTCATTTGATGAGTCCTTGTTTTCTAAGCCGTTCTCTGACTTCCCGTTTGATCTTTTCTGATCGTTCGCGCCTTGCCTGTCGTTCTTCCGGTGTTAACGTCAATTCCTTGTAAGCATTGGTGATGGCCTTAGCGGCTGCTTCTCTTGTGATGGGGATTGGTTTCCCGTCGTCTGAGTAGCCTGTAGAGTGAATAAAAGGACGCCAGGGATAGTCATAGCATTCATCCATGTAGACATCAGAGGCTTCGCAAAAATAGGAGTTGAATGCCTGAGCCCAACATGCCATAGGAGGGCTCCAGTAGTTTCTGTACTCAACCCTGATTCGATATTTACCGACTACCTGTTGGAAGACGGCTTCTGTAAATTCCATCGGTTCTGTCATTGTTTTATCCATAAAAAAAAGAGCACCCGGGGAACGGATGCTCTGAGTTTTGATTTGTTCATTTAGTGCGGAACTTCGATAAGGATTGAATCGAAAGGAAGAGACATCTGAACGTCTTTTTGATACTCGTCCATTTTTAAAAGCATCACTTTCTTTTCATCTTTCCATTTGGCGAGAGAAGAGGCGCAGAAACTAATCTGCCGTTTTCGTTCGTCGAACTTTGCCTCCAGTCGTAGGGCCTTTTGGTACGTCGACAGGTTGATGTTCTGTAAAGCCTTTACCGCTGCTTCGAAGGCTTGAGCAAATCTGATTTGATATCGTTCTGCTCTTTTTCCGGATAACTTCATTGCCAAAATATTGAAGCCCGTTTGATTCATTCTGAATGCTGGGGACTCAATAAAGACATCCGGATTTTTAGGATGTGGACGGCTTGTGGTTGTCTCCTGAAAATATAGGAGACATAAAAGCTCCGAATTTCGAGCGATCAGGCCTCTAATAATCTGGAGCAAATTGTCATGACGGTATCCAAAATAATCCGCCACGACAGTTGACAGGACGGTGGGCACGCCATCAATAATTTCTAACGTCGGTGGCGGCAGAGTGGTTAATTCATTCATTTTGTATTCCCAATAAAAAAAGCCCCTCAAATTGAGGGGCGGAATGGTGTTTGTTGGTTTCTTGCCGTAATTGAGTTCTTTAGGTGTGAACTGTCAATGTACTATTGGAACTGTCTTTATAAAGTTGTTCCTTGTTTCGTAGCGGTAGGTTCCTTCTATAGTCGGCTTAGGAATGTTTACTTTAATCCCGTCATAGAAAGGCTTTTCTCTTTTAGCAAGTAGAGCTACATCTCCATAACAGTATTGTCGTATTCTGAATCACATTCAAAGGCCAAAGCATTACCATCCGGCAAAACTTGAAAGACTCGATACGTTTTTATTTCATCTAACCAAACTGTCTGACCATCGATGACGGTACAACTAGTTAAAGTTAAAAAGCTTATGGGTAGCAGCAAAAGGAGTTTTTTCATTTTCACTGGGTGTTTGAACTGGTGAGAGGCTCATCCTCCTGAAAAAAGTTTAGCGACTTTCATGGCGATCTGTAAAGGAATTCTGATTTAACTGGATGCTTTTTACCTGTTTCTGCAGGTCACGCTGTTCGTCCAAAATCATCTTGAAAGCGAACCGGACATGCTTGCCCAAGAGGTAGAGCTGGTAGGAAAAGCAGGCCACGCAAACGCAGAAACAGCCCAATAAGAAAATGCTTTGAAAAGTTAAGGTCATTGTTTTAGTCCTAGATAGAAAATAAGCTCCTCGGTTTATTTCTTTATTCCCTTCAGAGTCGTTTCAACGGATTCCAGTCGCTTGATAACGTTGCTTAATAATCCGCAAATTCGTTGCGATGAGAAAAAAACAAGTCCGGAAAAACAGGCAATGCTGACGACCAGACACAAAATGTCGAAAACAAGTTCAGTGGTTGAAAAGTTCATTTAAGTACCTAAAGAGAAGAAAGCTCCTCGGTCCTAGAATTGAGATTGTCAAGAAATCAAATCTAAAACCAAGGAGCAAAAGTGGAATTATTTGTTCAAATTTTCATAGCAGTTGCGACGGGTTGTTCTGCAGTATTTATGTACGTAGAACTTTTGAAGAAGCGTCCCTTTGCACGTGCTGATGTTCTTGATCTCTCTGGATCAGAAATAAAAGGCTCTGATGCTGAGCGACTTCAAGCGGAAGGTTATTATCAATTGGTCGTTGAAATTCACGGAGGCCAATCAAACTGCCGAATATCACAGATCGAAATAAAAGGCGGACTCTTGGGAGAACTTCCAATGTTTTCTTTCGGGGAAGCAACTGAAAGCATAGAGTGCACGAGAAAAAAGATAGGCTTGAATATTGACTACGAAGCAGGAGAAAAACGAAACTTGTACTTTGCAGTTAAACCCACAGATAAAGAGAAAGGGACCTTGAAGATAACGCTCACATGTGACTCAATTTTTAGAATCCATACCGAGGCATCCTATCAAATGACCCAATATTTCTGAGTTAGACTCCTTTAAAGCCCTTCGCTTATTTTTTTCAATTGAGCCTATAAATCTCACCGGCGCCGGTGAAATCCTTCCGGTGAAGCTATTGGCATAAAGACGAAAATTGTCTTCTCCCGAAGCCGCCAGGTTCTTCCTTCGAAGAAATCAACGTCATAAAAATTGAAGCCCTCGTCTATGTACCTGAATATGCAGATTTGATCCTGCTGCGGCTTGAACCCCGGATAACCGAACCATCGCTCTTCAGGAAGGTATTCGTTTTCGATGTCATCGAACAAAGAAGGAGTTTGGTTGTTGCGGTCTTCCCAATATCTTTCATCCGGCGTCTGAGGATATTCGCTAAATTTGACCGGCAGGAAGCGGAAGAAATGGGTTGTATATGAAGATCTTGGGATCGGCTCCAGCACTGAGTAATACGTGATATCTACCAGATCTTCAAATTTCGGGGACCGCTTGATGGACATAACAATGCGATGTTCGGGAATTGAGCCTCCTGGGTAATTCTTCCAGCGGTCAACATAACTGATATCTGTCATTTTTAAAGGCCTGCAAAAAGAGGTTCGTTCCGGATGTCCATTAAAGCCTCCATAGCTTTCCTTTCTCGCTCTGCTTTCTCAGCCGCTCTCTTTTGGCACCTAAGCCTGAATTCTTCGGAAGAAAAATTCTTCTCGTTTGCACGGAATTGCTTGATGTCTTCGCATAACTTTTTGTCTTCTTCAGACAGCTCCGTCGGAACACCTAGGCTGAGTAAATACCGAACTGCTTCTCCTGGTGTCATCAGGCCAGAGAATTCATCCATTCTCTTGTTGAGTTCAGCTTCATCAACCTGAGACTTCCCAGCAAAATAATCAGCCCGCTTCTCGAGTTCTTTCTTCTCAAATTCATCAGAAAACAGTGGAGCAGTCTTTTCAATTCGCGTGTGCATCCTCTTTTTTCTCATGGCCGCTCGTTTCTCCTCGTCCATCCTTCGTTTTGGTTTTGGATGTTCGAAGTAGATGCCTATGGCCCACGCGCTAAGGCCCCAGTTGGAAGCAATAATCCAAGGAAGTGTTAACTCTTCCTCAAAAGGACTGCTGCATAAAATCTTCGGAAGGCCCGCAGGTCGCGGTTTATATGGATTCCTCCAGGTTATCGTGTACCTCAGATCAGAAACACTTTGATCTCTCATGTTGCTATCCAATAAAAAGGCCCATCAAATGGGCTTTTTTGCTTCAAGTTGGTTGTAGGCATCTTGCATATATTCAAGCGAAGCGCCGTATTCTTCTCGCCAATAGGTGTCATCTTTGTTTTCCCTGATACGCTCTTCTAAATCAAGGATTAAATCTTCAACAAAATCCAGAATGTAGAAGTGGACTTCATCTGGAACGTAAACGAAAGACTCCTCTTTTGTTTCGTTTTCGTGGTAGTCAATACATTTACCCATCCAATTCTCAAGAAAACGCAATACTCCCTGACCAACAAGAAAAAATTGAGGCTCTGTGATATTTGGACTGTCGATATAGTCAGAGAACGCAGCCTTTAGGTTGTTCAAATCCTGCTTTTTGTATAGGAAATCACTCACGTTCTTTCTCCTCCGTAAAGCCTAACGTCTCTCGAAGTCTCTTCCATTCGCTTTCAGGGAAGTCTTTGAACTCCTTGTACTTACTGGAACTCAATGAAACTATTAAGACGTTTTCGTCGTGGTCCCAAAAGATGCACGCAATCTGATCTGTGTTGAAAATGCAGTCTCGTATCAATAGACGGTTCATTTGTCTTCATCCTTTGACTTTTGAATTAAGAAGGCCAAGCGATCAATCATCGGAGTTGGGTCGATCAGTTTTACCTTGGATAATTTCTCTGCGGTGTCTGGCCTGACACTCCACAGCATTTGAATTAGGAGTATTAGTTTGTTGAGGCGCCTCATTGCATCCAAGAGCAATTCGGCTTCTTCGATTGTGAGTTGGATCTTCTTCATGTTTTCTCATCTCTTTAGACACAGCCGCCACAGCAGCCGTGAGGTACATTCTCGTTAATCATTTTGAGGAGCTCGGTTTTGTGCTCCAATAGCTCTGGATTCTTTTTTAATAGAGGTCCCGAGACATCCGTCCATGGACCCTCTTCAACATGCTCACTCCAGTGATCATCAAACCAAACATCACCGCCAGAGATCATGTCTACATAGCCTGCATATTGTTTGCCGTCTGCCTTAAATGTCAGCTTCCCCGCACACAGGTTTGGAAAGCAGCCGCTGTAATCGATGAATTCGAACTGCATATTGGCCTCAAAAGAGAAGCCCCGCTTTCGCAGGGCTTATGGTTACTTATTTATTGTCTCCACCGGAGCGTCCTGAGATGTTCCAACGACCTCGGCATCTTCAATGTCCTTGAAGTCATCGACGCTGACGGCATTGATGTCAATGACATCTTCAGGCTTAACTTCCTCTCCGGCTTCTCGTTTGGCGTCTACATTCGTAATCTGCAGGGCCTCAATCGAAACAGGCAAATATTTAAAGAGGCGTCTGATCACGGTCTTTTTGGCCATCTCTTCAAAGTAGTTGTTCCAGATGTTTTTGGACTTCGCTTTTGCTTTGACGGCTTCAACTTCAGCTCGGCTCATTACTTCGAACTGATAGCCGCCACCGCGCAGAGTTGCGACTGCGTAGACGAAAGTGATGGGCTTTTTAACGCGGTCAGCTTCACAGCTCGGTACGTGATGAATGTCCGGATGTAAACCAAGCTGATAATTAAATTCGTCTCCTTCGCGAACGGCATAAGCATTCAGAGAAAGAACTTGGCCGGAGCGGCGGGCCAAATCAATCATGCCGCGGTAGCCAAGAATTAACTGGCACTGGTTACCATAGGGAACGAGATAGGCTTGGCCCAGAGCTGAGCCGGGCTCAAGTCCCAACTGAGCAGACTGCATGACCGCTCCCAAGAAGGAAGCCGGAGTCGTGTTGAGAAGGGCCGGAGTTTTCCGGACTTCGGTCGCGGCGATTCTAGCCATGCGATCAGCGCTCAAGTGTTTCGGAACCGCTAGCGCTAATTGTTTCTTGAACTGGTCGGAAAGAACTTGCTGCACGATAACAGGGGCTTTCGTTTTCGGTTTTGCTACTGGTGCAGAGGCGGCGCCGACTGCTGCGGCGAGTTGGTCAGTTGTAGACATAATTATTCCTTTTTTTTGCGAGTGAGTTTTGGATTAAGCGCAAACGCGCATTACACGAGTTGAGGATTCCTTGAGGTAGTCGTAGTAGTCATCAAGATGGTCTTCCCGGAAGGAATCCGAATCGAAACGTTTGGATGTTTGTGTTTTGTAGGTGAGAACTTTCTTGCCATCAAGCGTGAGAATCTCGTTGTCCTTCATGCTTATTGCAATCTTGGTTTTGAGCGCGTCTTGCTGCTTCTTGAGTTCCTTAATTTCACCAGCAATACGTGCATACTCACCATAATCAATAGCAAGCTCACCCTGAGCCTCCACAGCTTTTCCGTTACTTTTTCCATATAGCTGAAGTACGTCATCAATGTTGATTGGATCGGGCGGGATTTTCTTCAGAACGTTTTCGTTCCAGAATCGGGAACACTTTTCTTTGATCACTTGGAACACATCCGGACGAGCATCTACCCAGTACATCCGGAA